TTTCAGAAGTAAATGGTATTCGTGCCGCATGTAAGATTATGAAAACACGTTATGCTAAACCTTTTGAAACACTACAGATTAAAATTCCATACGAAACAGGTATGAACCCTTATAGCGGTCTTGTTGATCTTTTTGAGAAAGCAGGACTATTAGTACAACAAGGTAATCGACTAAAGTGGGTCGATCCAACTACCGGAGAAGAGTTCGTATTCTACCGAAAAGATTGGATAGATGATAAATTAGATATGATAATGAAGAATTATCATTTAACTAAAAAATCAATGCCCATTTTAGAGGAGAACAAAGAAGATGTTGAATGAGACACAAATTGGTGATATTTGGCTTTTGTTTAAAGAATATGTAGACAAAAAAGTACAAGATGCAGCCGCTGAAAGATTTGTTGATTTAATGGCAGATCACGGTGTGAGTGATAAAATTTTTGAAGATGCGCTAGGTTCATGCGACATGCTCGACGATGCTATCAATTACTATCTTGACAAGGATTCTGATGACGAAGAGCCAGAGTACTACGAAGACGACGAAGATTATTAAGTATGTGGTATTCTAAGATAAGCAAAGACATTTCTTACATTCCTGACGCTGTTGAATACTTCAATGCCGAATTACAGGCTGCAAAGTTAGATGCTCGCATAGCGGGGAATATTGAAAAGGCAGCAGCCAGTATGCCAGGCGTCGTGGAACATAGGTTTAACCAATTGCAAGAAATTGAAGCTATCTTAGAATATCTCAACATTGAACTTCGCCGTCTTAGAAGTATGCATTTTCGAAAATATCTCGAAAATTACCAACGTGCTCTAAGTAGTAGAGACTGCGAAAAATTTGTAGAAGGTGAAGTTGACGTTGTTGACTTTGAAAAAATCATTAATGAGTTTGCCTTGTTAAGAAATCGATGGCTAGGCATCACTAAGGCGCTAGATCAAAAGCAATGGCAACTGACCAACATTGTAAAACTGCGGATTGCCGGAATGGAAGACGCATCAATTTAATTCTTGACTTTCTAATTGTAATGTGTTAAAATTACTTTATGATTACAATTGATAATTTACTCTTACAAATTGAAAATTACGGATTTGAAAAATTCACGTTGTCTATTTCCAGACGTGACCTACGTATTTTAAGAAATTTGGCAAATCTGGTAAAATCTCCAAATTTTATCACCGAAAATCAAAGTAAGTTATTAATTAAATTACTAACTGAAAATTTTAAACACTTAAATTTTCTAGGGTCTAAGTTACCCGAATCACTGGATGACCCGTGTTGGTCCAAACAATTTAGAGATAGTGACGATCCTAAAAAAATCACCATTTTTAGCGTCAATGACGAAAAATTCATAAAAATTGAGACCGTTTTAAATTCATACATTACAAAAATAATTGCAAGTATAGAAAAAAATGGTGGCAGTAATATAAACACACACAACAGTAAAACAGCGTTAGTACCGTTATCAGAAAAAAACGTAGTGTTAACAGTAGATGCGTTTAGACCTGAAAATTTTGATATTTCTGATGAAATTTTGGTATTTTATAATACCATCACATCATGGTCTAAAGATGAAATGGCATCAAAATTTCAACTTGAGACCCTGGACAACAAAAAAATCCTAAACAAGTTAGAAGACGAATTAGAGTTAAACTCATCCACTGACGAACTCCTTTTTGCAGACCGAAAAATTCGGTATCAATACCAATTTTCACCAAAAACTGAGCCTAGCACCTTAAAAGAAATCATTGCCCATAGGACGTCAAACAAGGTTTTCGTTGAGTCAACAAAATATAATTTTGAAGAATTAGTTGACTCTTTAGTGGCCTTGAAAAAATTGCCAATTTTGCTAGTTTTTAGTAATTTTTCAGAAAGTGAGTGCCTTAAGCAGATAGACATGCTGTCGGCAGTTTTAACTAAAAAGAATCTCATTGATGATGTGGGAATTTATTTTAGATTTAAGAATGTAGGTAAAGGACAAGATTTCAATCAACGAATTGCCACTAAGAAATTTAATAAACCATTAGATACTACCACAAAAATTGCCGGAGCAGTTAATGGAAAGCTGGCAAAATTTTTCCTAAAAACAGATTGGCGACCAAATAGTGTTATTACCTTTACTAATAGTTTAAGGCATAATAAAACTTCTGTCTATTGCAATAATTGTGATTTGATAGTATACTATACAGATAAATTACCATTAGTTATTAGCACATGACATGTAGATTGATTATTAAAGACGAAGTGAATATTAAGCTCGAAGGGCTTGATGTTGAAGCACGACGAAAGTTAGCAAATACCTTCAAATATGAAATACCTTATGCCAAATATCATCCTGCATACAAACTAGGTCGATGGGACGGCATGGTTAGTTTGTTTGGTCTAGGTGGTAACGGATACCTAAATCAAATGGAGAAAATTCTTGAGGTATTGAATAAATTAGGTGTTGAAATTGGAGAAATTGAAGACCTAAGACTCAAGCATGACTTAACATTTAATGCTGTAACAGAAACATATTGGGCCGATCAAGGTAAGGTGTGGCCTGTAGGTCATCCACAAGAAGGACAACCTATCATGCTTCGAGATTATCAAATTGAAGCTATCAATCTATTCTTGGAAAATCCACAAGCATTACAACAAATTGCCACAGGTGCGGGAAAAACAATTACCACTGCTACACTGGCACATCTCTGTGAAAAGATAGGAAGATCTATTGTTATTGTTCCTAATAAAAGTCTAGTAGAACAAACTGAAGAAGACTTTGTCAACGTGGGATTAGATGTCGGCGTATACTACGGTGACCGTAAAGATCTTAACAAAACTCACACTATATGTACATGGCAATCATTAAACATCTTAGATAAGAAAAGTAAGAATCTTGAACACAGCATAGTAACACTAGCTGAATTCCTTGACGGAGTTAAGACTGTTATTGTTGACGAGGTACATATGGCCAAGGCCGAAGTACTTAAAAATCTGCTTACACAAAACTTATCTAATGCGCCTATTCGCTGGGGACTAACAGGTACAGTTCCCAAAGAAGCATTTGAAAACGAAAGTATATTTGCCAGCATAGGACCAGTTATAGGTGGTATTAGTGCCCATGAATTACAAGAACGTGGTGTGTTATCAAACTGCCATGTTAATGTGGCACAGTTAGTTGATGTACAAGAATTTAGAAGTTATGCCGAAGAAAACAAATATCTTGTCACTGATGATCATAGGATGGCGTTTATTAGTAAACTAATTAATACAATATCAGAAAGTGGAAACACTCTAGTATTAGTTAATAGAATCGAGACGGGTAAATTTATAATAAACGAATTGCCAGAGGCTGTATTTGTATCCGGTGCAGTTAAAACTAAAGATCGTAAAGAAGAATATGACGAAATTAAAACAAGTGATAACAAGATTATTGTGGCGACTTATGGTGTGGCCGCTGTGGGTATTAATATCCCTAGGATTTTTAATATGGTTCTTTTGGAACCCGGAAAGAGCTTTGTTCGCGTTATACAAAGCATTGGCCGAGGTATTCGAAAAGCCGAAGACAAAGACTTCGTTCAAATCTGGGACATCACATCAACCTGTAAATATGCAAAAAAGCATCTTACAGAGAGGAAGAAATTTTATAAGGAAGCCAAATATCCGTTTACGATTGAAAAAGTAGACTGGCAAAAATAATTATGCATATATTAACATTAGACAACACAACATTTGAATTAAATAATCTTCCAGATGAGGTAGACGAAAACACTAGATTTGCAGTCTTAGATAACAGCGACCCTAAAGAACCTGATTTCTTTTTTATGCCTTTAATATTTCTTGAAAGTTTTAATGCACCCGCAATGGTACTTAGAATTGGCGAAGATGAAATTAGTATGCCATTAGATTGGTGTATAGCAGTTGGCGATAGTAGCAGTGCCAGCGATATTGAGATATTGCCATTGACCAGTTTAAATGATAGGGGATTTGAAGCTCTGGTGTTTAATCCACTTAGTAGTTTTAGAGTAGAGTTTAAACGAATTGAAATTATTAATTTTTACAATGACGTTAAATGGTACTTTCCAAAAATGAAGAATGGACAATTATTATCAGTTCCTACACAACTAGGACACAAACCAAATTGTTCATACTTTGTTAAAGAAATTAGTCGTCAAAGTGAAATTATACTATTAGATAAAATTTTGTAATATGGGAACGCTTAAACCGGGTGCAACTTATATCTACGAACGCAACGGCGAAGAAATATATGCCCGCGAGTTCGGTGAAACAGAACGTAAGTTGATTGGATACAAATACGAAATGGAAGGTAAACCCGATCCCCGTACCAGCGATGGCAGGCCGTTAATTGAGCAGATACGAGAAAGTAAGTTGTGGGGTGAAATTCATAGAGAAGCAAAGACCAATCCTGCTTTACAAAAGGCCCTAGATCGTGCTATACTAGTATATCGTTTAAGCAAAGATAAACCACAATGAGTGAAAAGATTGAACTAAAAGAAAAACTTGCAGCCATTGATGTCGGCTACAAAGGTCTGTGGGATGAGATGACAGATGAGCAACAAAAGGCTCTTAAAGGCGAATTCTTTATTCTTAATAGATTCATATCAAATGTTAAAGGCCAAAGCAGAGAAATACAAGAACATTTTGTATTAACTGTCAACGAGTACTACAATAAGCATTGGAATATATTACAGAAACATCCTAAATTATTGTGGCAATTATTGTGTATGTGCAGTCATGAAAGCAAGAAGATATTCTTTCACGAATGGATTAAACTAGAAAAAACTAAAGGTAGTACTAAGAGTGCTAAGTTTTTAATGGAGATACATCCTACGGCAAAAGTAGACGACATTGAAGTAATGTTACAACTAATGACTGGAAAAGAAATGCGAGAACTTGCTCGTCAGCACGGGTATGATGATAAACAAATTGAAAAATTGTTTAAATGATTTTAACTTTGAAACCTGTAAATAAAGACTTTATTTGTACACATTGTAACAGTGCCTTTATGAAAGAGAAGACACTGATTGTTCACATGTGCGAACAAAAGCGCAGGCACCTAGCAAAAAATGAAAAACATGTACAGCTAGGGTACGCAGCCTTTGTCAGATTCTATGAATTAGTACAGAAGTCAAAAGATATAAAAACATATGACGAATTCGCACGTAGTCCTTACTACAATGCATTTACAAAGTTTGGTAGTTTTATATCAAATATAAATCCTCTATATCCTGATCATTACATTGACTATGTATTGAAAAGCGGTGTAAAGTTGGATCATTGGTGCAGAGAAGAACTCTACGAAAAATATGTAATTAACTTAATTAAAACTGAAAATGTCGAAACTGCCATGGAAAGAAGCGTATCACATATGATGTCCTGGGCCGATACAAACAAGAGCCTATGGAATCATTATTTCAATTACGTAAGTCTTAGTAGGGCAACTTTTGACATTAAAGACGGCAAGGTAAGTCCTTGGTTAATGTTAAACTGCAAGTCGGGCAGAGATATGCTAGCCAAGTTCAGTGACGAGCAATTAGAAGCTGTGGGCAGTATAATTGATCCCGTGTTCTGGGGTAAGAAGTTTCGTACAAATTCTTTTGATATAGAACTAGTCCATAAAGTAGTTAAGGAGGCAAACTTGTAATGCCTGATATTGATATCGACTTTCCAGACAGAGAAATTGCATTAAATACGCTACAACATGTTACTGCGGTCATAAATGGTAGGGACGGTAGTTTAAAAAAACATAATACTGGAGTATACTGCCATTCTATTCCGTATAATCCTATTACAGGTTTTAGTACAATAGATTATAAAACAGCAGACGCCCGAGGATATTTTAAAATTGATTTTTTAAATGTAAGTGTATATAACGGCATAAAAGACGAAGCTCACTTGATTAGATTGATGGAGACTGAGCCGTTATGGGATCTATTAGAACAAGACGAATTTACAAATCTACTGTTCCATATAAACGGATATGGAGATGTATTACGGGCTATGAAGCCGATGAATATAGAACAATTAGCCGCAGTTTTAGCAATGATCCGACCGGCAAAGAAATATCTGATTGGGAAGACTTGGAACGAAGTGATGAAAGATATTTGGATTAAACCGGAGAATGATGACTATTACTTTAAAAAGTCACATGCTGTAGCTTATGCACAAGTAATTGCAGTACAGATGAATTTGATATGTGAATCGATTAGCTACGAGTTTATATAGAGCGTCTAACCAGTTGTACTGATTTGCGCTTTACTCGCTTTACAGTTAAATTCATAAGATTTACCACTGGCCCTAATACTATACGGGTATCTTTTGAATTAAAAGTTTTAATAGCATACCTAAAAGGTTCTATTGGTACTCTAAGAAAAATGCTAATCGGAACTTGTCTATTTGATTCCCACCACCATGTCTCTCCTAGCTCTAAAAATGCAGTTTTTTCTTCTAATGTCTTAATAGAATTAAGATCGTAGAAACTAGTTACGTACTGATCTTGATTTATTATTATGCCCACGTACTCTTCACTGCCGTAGTTTAATACGGACACAAAGGGTAGTTGTTCTTCTACGTTTTCTCTTAATTTTACCATAAATACATTAGAGGTTGCCGATGCAAAAAATTTCAACGTATTTATATAAGAACAGGTATCAATTGGTTGCTGATTTGGCAGGATTCTTAACGGAGTGGACTATTGTGTATCAACGACAAATAAAAATTTATAATGGTATCGATAATACCCTAGAGTTTGACATTAAGAATGCAGATCAAAAGCGTCTTACACTAGCAGTAATCAACAACGGAGATGTTGTAGAGATAACAGACATTGAGCTAAATGTTATGGATCAAGCGGGATACGCATTAACTAATAGTCCATATACATTAACTCCCAGTGCTACTGTTAAAGGAATTGCTACAGTAACTATTCCTCAGGAAGATTTAGTTGATCTCGAAGATCAGTTTTTAAGATTTAGTGTTACCGCTCAAAATAACGGTAACAATGTTATGCTCTACGGTGATACTAGATTTGGTGCTACCGGAACTATTGAATTAATCGGCAATGCTATGCCGTTAATTCGAGATTCAAAAGTGTATGATGATTTTTACGGTATCGGCGACTTTAATAATACTACTATTACCTACACTAGCAGTTCTATTCCGTTAAAATTTAGAGAGGCAACTCCGCCTACATTGGCCGAAATTGTAATTGCTCTAGATGAGCTTGACGGACTAGTTTGGGTAGAAGCAACTAAAGATACTGTCATAGGCAACGAATCCTTTACCTATAAAGGTACTAAATTAGAAAATCAAACAGTAACTTCAGTAGATACTACAATTACTTTTTCAGATATTGACATTTCTCAATATACATATATACGAGTAAACTACACCAAAAATCCAACAGTAACTACTGGAAAAGTTGTTAATTTTACCATTGACTTTTACAACGCTTGACAACCCAGTGGCAATTTGTTATAATAGGCTATGAGCCTAATAGTCGATACAGTTAGTCAATACTTACCTGCTAAAAGAAAACATACTCCCAGTGGTTGGATAAGTTTCAATGCGCCCTGTTGTGACGATCGTAGACAGCGTGGTGGATTTATTGTTAATGCAGGTGAAGCTATATCGTATCACTGTTTTAACTGTCAATTTAAAGCAAGCTGGCAACCAGGCAGACCTATAACTGCAAAACTGAAGCAGTTAATGAAATCTTTGCATATACCAGACGACGTTATAACTAAACTGTCCTTTGAAGCACTTAGACTTAAAGAAGACGGACCCAGTAAGATAGAAAATTTAGTGCCAACATTTTTACCTAGAGCACTGCCGCAGGATTCACATAGTTTAGATGCATGGTTAGGTATTATTGCTCCTGAACAAGAAGAAAGTTTTGCCAAGGTAGTTGAGTATGTTGTGAATAGGGGATACGATCCATTGAATCAACATTTCTATTGGACCCCAGGATTTGAAAACAGAGTCATACTGCCATTTACCTATCAAGGTCGTACTGTTGGTTATACTGCCCGTAAAATAACAGATGGTAATCCAAAGTACATCAGCGAACAACAACCCGGTTATGTTTTTAATCTAGACAATCAATTTGATGATAGGAAGTATGTAATTGTTACAGAAGGTCCGTTTGATGCTATTAGTATAGGTGGTGTGGCATTACTGGGTGCAGAGATCAAAGCAGGACAACAAATACTAATCAATCAACTGCAACGTGAAGTTATACTAGTGCCCGATAGAGATCATGCAGGATTAGAAACTGTAGAACAGGCAATAAAACTGGGCTGGGCAGTGAGTATGCCAGACTGGGCACCTGGTGTTAAAGATGTTAATGATGCTGTTAAGTTTTATGGTAAACTCACTACGCTATGGATCATAATGAATAATAAATTAAATACAGAGCTTAAAATTCGTTTAAGATTAAAAACTTGGATTAAAAAATGAAACTTATAAAATTTATCGTTTGGCCCTATACATGGGTAAAAGAAAAGATCATATTAAGAAGAAGGATGAAAGAATTACGGCGCCGTGATCCCTTCATTTACAAATGATTACTTGGGGTATTAGTGCCAATAGCCACGATGCCGCGTTGGCAGTATTTCATGACGAGCATATAGTATTTGCCAGCCACAGTGAAAGATTCAGTGGTAAGAAAAATGACGGAGATCTATGCAACGAGATGGTAAACTATGTCAAGACTAAATTTGGTGGCATGCCGGATCAAGTGATTTGGTATGAGAATCCTTATTTAAAAACTCTGCGTCAACTACGTGCTGGCCAAGGATTGATGTGGCCAAAGAACAACATAAAACAGTATCTAAGAGGGTATGGTATTATTGCTCCAATTAAATATACTCGGCATCATCATAGCCATGCGGCTGCTGGCTATTACACCAGCGGATTTGACGAAGCTTGTGTGGTAGTTATAGATGCCATTGGTGAGTTTACCACATACAGTATATGGCGGGGACGAGGTGATAAATTAAAATGCGTCTACACTATAGGATATCCTCACAGTCTTGGTTTATTCTACAGCGCCATGACACAGAGATGTTATCTTAAACCCAATGAAGAAGAATATATTTTAATGGGCATGGCCGCCTATGGTGATGCTAATAAGTTTACAGGAGTTATTCTAGACGAGATATTAGAACTGCCCAATGACGACCTACAGCATCCTTTTAGACTTAGACGTGACCTACACAGGGGCTGTATGGACTGGCGACCTGATCTGAATCTCAAGGATGTTTTTGATCTAGCAGCAGCAACACAGCAGGTATACGAAATGGCCTTTGATAGAATTCTATGCCAAGCATCTAAGTTAAGTCCCAGTAAAAATCTAGTGCTCATGGGAGGTTGTGCATTAAATTGTTCGGCTAACTATCTAACAGGCAGATACTTTGATCAAACTTGGATCATGCCCAATCCTGGTGACGCAGGCAGTGCTATTGGCGCTGTACTGGCACACAATCCCCAATGGTGTATGTATCCCAAAGACTTTACGCCATTCCTAGGCTACGACATGGGCATGGCACACTCTAATGAGCAAATTGTTGATTATCTTGTATCAAATCAAATATGTGGCGTGGCCCGTGGTCCTGCAGAGTTTGGACCAAGAGCCTTGGGTAATAGAAGTTTGTTAGCAGATCCCCGTGGCAATGACATCAAGGATAAAGTAAATAAAATTAAACAAAGACAAGAATTTAGACCTTTTGCCCCGGCCATTCTAGAAGAACATGTTAATAATTATTTCAACATGCCACATGGATGGAAAGACAGCAGATATATGCAGGTAGTTGCTCGTTGCAAGCATCCCGATCTATATCCTGCGATTGTTCACAAAGATGGCACTAGTCGTGTGCAGACCGTGCCTGCCGACGGCAGTGCATTTAGACTGCTGCTAGAAGCATGGTATGATCGCACTGGTTGCCCGATGTTGTTGAATACTAGTTTAAATATCAAAGGCAAGCCTATAGTGAACGATCATATAGATGCACGTAATTTCGAGTCACGCCATAAAATTAGAGTTTTTACCTGATAGGTAGTATAATATAAGAATGACAAAACAGAATATAGATTATGGGTTTGATATACAAAAAGTATATCTAGAGATGATGTTAGGAGATGCGGCCACGTTTGTTCGTTGTCAAAATATTTTTGATGCAGAGTTATTTGATCGTAGACTACAGGCGCCGGCAAAATTTTTAAATGAATATGTCACTGAGCATTCGATCATGCCTACATCTGACATTATCAATGCAGCCACTGGTAGCACATTAAAGCCAGCAGAGGATCTTAGAGAAGAACACTATAATTGGCTGTTAACAGATTTTGAAACTTTTATTCGACACAAGGGACTTGAGCGAGCTATTTTAGAATCAGCCGACTTACTTGAAAAAGGTGAGTATGGACCCGTAGAAGATAAGATTAAGAGGGCCGTGCAAGTTGGTCTAAACAAGGACATGGGTACAGATTACTTTGAAGATCCTCGTGCTCGACTAATGAAGATCAAAGATAAGAATGGCCAGGTCAGCACTGGTTGGAAAAGTGTAGACGACAAATTATTCGGGGGCATGAACCGCGGAGAGCTTAACATATTTGCCGGAGGTTCGGGCGCAGGTAAAAGTTTATTCCTAGCAAATCTAGGAGTGAATTGGGCACTAGCAGGAATGAATGTATTGTATCTAACACTTGAGCTCTCAGAAGAACTTGTGAGTATGCGAGTGGATTCAATGGTAACAGGTGTGCCTACTAGAGAAATTTTCAAGAACATTGACGATGTTGAGATGAAGGTCAAGATGATAGGCAAGAAATCGGGAACCTATCAAATCAAATACATGCCCTCTGGTAAAACTGCCAATGATATTCGTGCCTATATGAAAGAGTATGAAATAAAAATGGACCGTAAGATCGATGTGCTACTTGTAGACTATCTGGACTTGTTAATGCCTGTCAGTGCCAAAATATCAGCGGAAAATTTGTTCATCAAAGACAAGTATGTGAGTGAAGAACTTAGAAATCTAGCCATGGAAAAGAAGTGTGTGTTTGTTACAGCGGCGCAGTTGAATCGTGGAGCAGTTGAAGAAGTTGAGTTTGATCACAGCCACATTAGTGGTGGATTAAGTAAGATTCAAACAGCAGATAATGTGTTTGGTATCTTTACCAGTCGTGCTATGCGTGAACATGGACGCTATCAAATACAGTTAATGAAAACACGTAGTTCAAGCGGTGTAGGCATGAAGATTGACTTAGAATTTAATATTGATACCCTGCGTATTACAGACTTAGAAGAAGCAGATGACGGACGTCCTGCTAGCAGAGGCAGCTCAATCATGGATTCAATTAGACAAAAAAGCAATGTAGAACGTGCTCCTGATCCAGAAGATGGTGCCGCAGTCAAGACTGTTAAACCACAGGTAGAAAGTAGTAAACTACGTCAACTGCTGGGAAACTTACCACAGGGGTTGCCCTAAGCTAGTATAAATACACTATGGCCATTCATAACACCCTAGTCCCAACTCCAAATGCGGCAATTTATACTAGCACAGACTCTACTGCGGTAACAGCAGTCTATTTCTGTAATAATACTGCGACTAATCCAGTTACACTGAATGTATACGTAGCACCCATGGGTACTACTGTACCAGTAGGTGTAATGTATCAAATAGCACAGAATGTCTCCTTGATTGCAGGTGAAACTTGGCAGCTCAGTGATGCCAACGGTAATGGGGTGAAGTTGGTGCTAAACAACGGTGATTTCATTGCTGCGGACTGTGATGACGATATTGCAGTCACAGTGGTCTACGTGGGCGTTTAACGTTTACTTAACACAATCTTAAGCAGATCTTTGTAGGTAAATTCATCAAGCTCTTGTTCAAAGTGCAGAGTAAAAATAAACCTATCTTCATCCCAATTAAAAACACTATGCTCTATTTGAGTATTTAGACACATATAATGTGTGTTGGTATAGGCCACGGGCACTATGGGATACATCTGATGTATCTGCTCACTGGGGCTATGCCTAAACAGACAACAACTGCGATCAGGATCAGTTAATAAAAGATTGAGACTACAGCCCCTTTGATAGTCAGTATGCCAATCATAGGTAGTCCACGGTGCCATGCGTAGTATACCCCCGCTAAATGGCGCCTTTGTTCTAAGCCAAACAAGAAATGGATCTTGATCCAGTATTTCATCGGGTACATTTAGAGCAGCATCCCAATGAGGTTCTTCAAATGCCAAAGGGGTCCAGTGAGCTAGATTTCGATTAGTCTGTATAAACTCATTGAGATCGTTGACTATTGTACTGGGCTCATGGACAGAGTAATAGAACGAGGGGTTCATTCAAGTCCCAGTTCACGCCTTTGTTTACTGTGTAGAACTTTAGGATAGCGTCCCCTAACAAATGGTTCAGCCTTGATCTGGCGTAGAGGATCATATTTTTCACCAATGGGTAGACCAATCTTATCACGGCGCAGGTCAAACATATAGATCAATCTGCGGGCATTGCTGTAATTATGGGCACTGTGGACCAATTGATTATCAAAGGCCCAAATATCTTGCCAGTCAATCTCTACCCCTTCACACTCAAAGAAAATATCACCCTGGGGTATGATCAAGGGTATGTGTATGCGGATAAACTCGTTGTCTCTGTTCTCGGGTCCTGTATGTCGTTCAATGACATTACCGGGCTCTATGCAACTGTAGGCTGAGCTTGGGCAGTCATCACCCCATTTCTTAGTCAGGGCCACGGCTGTGGGAAAATGTTTGGAAACTAGGGGATCATCTTTGAAACGATTACTGAAAATTTTCTTTTCTTTCCAAGTGTACTTGACATTTTCAACGATCCAAGTTTCTAGACCACTCATGATATTGGCAGTGTCAAATATGGGATTTTTATAGGGACGTAGTTTTGTGGGTATACTAATGTCCATAAACTCATGATGATAGGTTAGGAATTCTTCTCTAAGTTTTGGTGCCAAGGCCAAGAGTTCATCGGCTATGGGGATTTCTTCTCTAAGCCAGTAGGCCTTGATTTCTTTATGTTCATGTCGTTTAATATGTGCAGTTGGACTGGAAGTATAGAATATACTGCCTGGTCGACCCCCCCAGGTAAATGTGCCACCTTCGGGATCATCGGGGTGTGTAGACTCTCGTAGCTCACGGGCTTCTTTCCATGCTTGCATGTAGGTTATCACAGGCATCCATCCTCCTTGTTTTGTTTATTTATACACAGTTAATCGGCTAGGATAAATACGCAATGAATATTCGATGTCATTACCCAACTGGCCAGCTGCCCCACAAATTCGTACCATGGATAGACCTAACTGACCCTAGATTTGGAATAGATTATCCCCATAAAGCTACGTCGGAAATATCAATACTGCTAGAAGAGCTATGGCTGCATAATAGTGAACTCTGCCTTTGGTTGGCTCAGTTGGGTATACCAGTCTATAGTATTAGAATGTTTAGAAGCCGGCCTAATAGGTCATATCAGTTGCACATTGATGTGGATCCCACTGACTCTGCTTGGGTCACGCCCCTAGATGCAGATCTGCATGTCTACGATCAGATTATCAAATTGAATTTTATCTATCACAGTCATAGCAGCACCATGACTTGGTACACACTCAAAGAAGGCTGCACCGCACACACTCATGTCAACCACAGTGGCTACACTTCTTTAAGCTTCGACCAAGAAGACTGTGATCAAATACATCACACAAGCTGCGACACAGACTGTCTGATCAACGGTGGCCGTATACACACCTTGACCAACAGCGATAACAATGGCAGCTTTAGACTGTGCTACAGTCTATTTCTTCAGAACAACAGTTTTACCATGACCTGGGATCAAGCAGTGGACATACTTAGGCCCTGGTTAGGGGAATAAACTCCACTACTTAACGTTATCGCTTGTTAGTATATGACTTGTTAGGAGGTTTATTGTAGGTAGCGTTGAATCCACCACTGTTAGGATCTGGATAGTATGTACCTGGCATCATATCTGCTTCTGGTTCATCCCGGGCACTGGTTCCACCTGAACTGGCATATGCATTGGGTTTGGGCTGTGGAGCAGGTGGTGGTTTTGGCTTATCCTTGACCACGTAATCTTTGCACTGGCACCATTTGAATCTTTTGAGTCCGGCTTTGACTGCCATGGCATAGGCAATTTTGAATGTGGGCGCATGTTCAATTTGTTTCAGTACATCAGGTGATGCTGCATTTGGTGTACTGGTGTCCGGACCCTGTGTGGTAGTGCCTGTAGGACCATCTGCAACTGTGCTGACAAAGTCATCGTCTGCTTCAAGCACAGGTTCTGATGGATTGATTGCCTCCAGCTTGGCTACTAGTGCGCGGTATTGTTCTGCTGTTGTGATCATAGTGATAAGTCCATAAATTAGTTATATATTTAGTTATTAAGCAAGGGATCCTGCAGATACTCATGACGGACTTTGACCAACTCCTGATCATGAGCATAGACCACTAGGGGCGCTAGATACAGGGGATCCTGGACAAAGTCTCGATGACGGCTCCAATGTGTGCTGGGCCAATACTGCCGATCAGCCAGTGAGTAGAGTGCAGCCACGCCAAGATGAGCCTTTTGATTATCGGTGAACATAGTGTATTTAACGCGAAGCGGCAGCAAAAATTTGCTACGAAGTAGCTGAACGGTAAAAGAGATTAGCCCAGCTTAAACTGCCCAGATAAATATGCTAAAGGATCAATCATGAGTTTTCTAATAGCCAACCTAGCTCCTGTACACTGCTATGTACGCAGAGAGTTTTTATATGACTTTAAACAGGGACATGGTGAATATGAGCCCTGTATATGGGTATCAATAAAGAGTCTACGCAGCCAAGCATTCCGTATTGAAAGCTACTTGCCCAGATACGGTGCCTTATACGATAAACTGCCCTTACACGCTTATGTGAGCAGAAACACTGACTTAGATACTGAAGGATTTCTAACTCTGGATACCTTGCAAATATGGGACTGTATGAGCTATGACATTGCAGTACTACAGAAAGCATTCCTACGTAATCTCAGCTGTGAGTTCTATGCTAAAGATCAACAACTGCACAGGGGCAACTATATGTTCACTGTGGACAATGCCAGTCCAGATCTTAACACCTTAGATACCAGCTACAGTGAATGGCCCGAAGATCATAAGAGCTTTAACTTCATTGAGTTGAACAATGGACAGTATGCGGCACAGCCCAATAACCGTTGTAGATTCTTTGACGCTGCGAGTAATCCCAAGGAAATGCTGCATCCAGACTTTAAAGTGGCCACTGATAAATGGGTAGTGGAAACAAACCCTAAATGGCGCCTAGGGGACAGTGATCGTGTGATGTACGATTGACTAGCCTATATTACCCTGCTGAACTGAGTTATAGTCAGGCAGAGTAGCAGCCACTAGCTCTACCAGCTGACTGTCAGTGGCCCATGGATTTAGCTTATAGAGTAGACCGGGCGCAACATCCCCTTTTAAAAACAAGATTCTGCCTGCTGGCATGGCCAAAGCCCGAGCCATGTACTCCCAACCTGATTCCGCTGCTAGATCCTGTGCGGCATTGTCCCGGCCAGTGTAGGCAGGGCCAGTTAGGCCCTTGACTGAACTGACTAGTCGTGCAAATGGAGTATTATTTCTCATGGTGCCAATGGCATTGGGATCAGCGGGTTGACTGGTAATATTGGCAACTATACTGCCCACATCTTTGTAGCGGGCCCGGAGCTGTTCAGCTGTGGGAGTTACCAGTGGTGGAAGAGCTGTGGCTTCGGGTTTGCGGGCCTGTGCAGCCTGTGCATGTTGATCGTATGTGCCGTATTTTTCAGCGTCACGATCCTGCTGATCAGCATGGGGACCCGGGGGAACTGCCTCGGGAGCTTCTATAATGTCAATATATTTTCTAAAAAATTGTGAATCCATGCTGTGACCTCTTTAGAATATTTATGCCCAAATGGGTCCTGCACTCTAAAAAATTAAAAGTAGGACATACATTGCTCAACCTGCTACGAAGTAGCAACAGCGAAGATTTTCTGCGCAGACGAGTATATATAAATAATACTAACTTAGAGAATAGCCATGCACAATAAATCAATTAGACAGTTAATGGATCATTTAGATAATCTCAACAGCGGGCGTGTGCTGATTAGAACTCCCAAACATTCCTTCTTTGCAACAAGGTTAAACTTTGAAGAAACATGGATTAATGAAGGTGAAGTTGGTCAAGATTTAATTGGCATGGGTGTTAGCAAGCAAGATAGACTGGATCAAGCATTTGTAGATAAAAAATTGGGCGCGGGCAAATACCGGGCAGGAAGTGCAGAATCTAATCTAGCCTTACTGGCACTTATGAAGAAAGGTGGCTCAACTACAACTCCTACTACGAGTCCAGTATCAACTTCAACTCC